TAGAACGTCGCGAGTACAGTTAAATCCTCGCATCGGCTCAACGTATCTTGACCGAGACCGTCAGGCCCGCCGTTCGGGTCGTGTACGATGTACGCGCCGTCGTCGGCCGTATCATCAATGATGCCAACCGCGCACCAGTTGACGTTAGCCGGCGGTTGCTTCGGCGCCGGTTCTTGCCAGCGTGGGCGCACCAGGTCGCCCGGCAATCCGGTAACGCCAACGATCGCTGCGGCGAACAGGTCGTCGAGTGCGTCGTCGTCAATATCCGCAATTGCCGGTACCAGGTACCCGCCGGTTGCCGAGGTGTTGTTGCTCATACGTTAGACCGCCGCGGTTCGCACGTTGCGGCCACAAATCCGACGCCGTAGCGAATATAGTTCGACACGTCGACGACGAGATATTGCCGGCCATCGCCACGCTTGACGATATCAGCATCGTGCCCGAGGTTGTCGTCGGCCGTGCGCAACGCCAATTGCGTATGAATCAATATCGAGCCCGTTGCATACGAACCGGTTTCCGTATTGGTGCGCGTGTCGCCGTCGACGTTCGTTACGACGCCGGCAAATGGTATCTCGGTCGGTGCATTGACCGCGCGCCCGTTGGTGCCGACGGTTTGGTCATTGCGCACGCACACAAGGTCAAACTCGGCGCCGAGTTCGGGGTCGTTGAGGATTTCCGAAACGTCGATCATTTTTTATCGGTCCGTAATACGTAAGTAATCGAGTTGCGCAATTGTCCGGTATCGATCAACGGCACGTCGCCAGTTCGACCGCGAGCGCGGCGCGCGGCAAGTGTGCGCTCGGACAACGCCGGCGGCGGCCCGCTATTGATAACCGCGCGTACCTCGTTTTGCCCGATCAAACCGGCCGCATGCAGCGAACGCGACGCGCCCTCAAGATCACCTTTCAATACCGCTTCGGTTGCTTTTTTAAAGTGCGGAATTACTTTAGGTTTCGCGTTGCGCACGCCGGGAATTAGGAACGGGCGGGCGGGTATGTTCGCTTTAGGGGCGCCGTTCTCATGGATATACCCGAGGATTGCATTATTGATCGGTTCGCCCTTTTCGCGCCGCTCGGTATTCTCGGCCGGGATGCCGACGAGTACGTCGAGACCGGTCAACGTTTTGAGCGATCGCATGATGCGGTCGACGTCGTCGCGCGTGGTCTTGACGCCCGACTTCGTGCTCATAGTTGGAAACCGCCGGCGCCGATCATGCGCGCCAGTTGCAACAGTTGCACGCCATACGATGACGCGTTGTAATGCCCGGCATCGGCCAGGCTTACTGCGGCGGTATCGTATGACACGCTGATTTTGTCGACGCTCTTTGATGTGACTTGACCAACCACATTGCCGCCGGTCCCGGTCTTGCTTTCGAGCGTCAATTGGTGCGCGATGTACAGTTCGAGACCGGTATCGAGCAAATCAGCCCAACGATCCGCGGGCAGCAACCGCTCGCCCAACGCCAACCAAAACCCGATACGCGCATCGCTTGCGCTCTCGAACGCGGGAAAATCGGCCTTAAACTGAGCGGCATCCATGATCGATTACTTCTTGCCAGCGCCTTGCGCGGCCAGCAATTGCGCGACTTGCAATTCGAGTTCGCCGACCTTTGCCTCGGCTTTTTCAGCGCGGGCGATTGCCGCGGCGAGCGCCTTTGCATCGGCGGGTTCGGCGATGCTTTCCTCGTCAACGATATGCGCCTTTACAAACGGATGCTCGGCGACTTCTTTGTCGACGACGTTTGCGCCGCGCTTGAATTTGATTTCCGATCCATCAGCGGCGTTGAACAGGAACGCGCGGGATACGTGTACTTTGACTTGTTTTTTATCGGTTGCCATGTTGCGACCTCGTATTCTGTTGAAAAAAGGGCGCCCGTATTTATGCGCGGCGCCCTTGTTGTTTGCGTTACGTTAGCGGGCGGCGATTACACGCCGTCCATGTAATGCAGCGTTTCCTCGTACACAACCTCAACGGTACCGAGGCGGCCGTAATAGGTTGTCAGTTGATGCAGATTCCGGTATTCCAGCGGGGTACGCTGCAACGGCACGAGCGGGAAACGAACGCGCGATTTGTCGTTCGTGTACGCGACCGCACGGTTAGTTGCGCCGGCGCCGCGGCCAGTCAACCATTTGACCGGTTGAACGTCGAGCGGTGCGCCGTTCTTCGCCATCGAAATGCAATTGACCTTGACGTATTCGAGAACCGAAATATTGCCGGCGTCTGACACTTTCTTAGTCACCAGTGCACCAAACGAAATTGGATCAACCAACAGTTTGCGCGGGCAAATTGCGAAACTGGTATTTTGCCATGCGGTCGACAACAGCTTGTTGATATCCGCAAGGATTTGATCGGCGGTTGTTGCCGGGTTCGACCAGTTGCCGGTCAGCGCGTTCATCACGGGTACGGCGGCGTTGTTGACCAGGCCGGTTACGCCAATAACGGAATCGCCAATATAGACTTGCTCGTCGATATCCATGTTGTATTTGAGGTTCATACCCTCAAATTTTTGGGTATCGATCGGGCGGCCGATTTGTTGCGCGCTTGCCAGTTCGGGCAGAGTCCAACCGAGTTCCATAGCCCACAAGGTGAGCGGGTTTGCAGTCTTGCCGATATCGAGCGCGAGCCCGGCAATTGCGTTCGCATCTTTGCCGACCCACGATTTACCATTCGGCGACGGACCGCCGGCGGCCGCAAACGACGAGTTGGTAAACGACGATTGCTCGTCACCGATGCTCACATCTTCGCGCAACGTGATATCGCGCGACCATGTGTATTCGACCAGTGGCAAATTGAGCGTTTGGTCGAGACGTTCGAGTTCGCCAATGAGGAACGCGCCGGCCGAGTCAATCGTCGCACGGTCAAACGTCATCATGCCAAATTGGTTGTCGTACGTACGAGCGCGCACGCCGGACATAGCAGCGGCAACCGCAGCGCCGAGAATCAAATTAGATTTTTGCATGTTGTTGTGCTCCCCGATTACAGGTTGTATTCAATTTCGACGTTGCCGTCGGCGTCGGCCGGTCCGGTAAAACGGCAACCGGTAATTGCAATCGTGTTTGCACCGTCGGCGGTTGCTTCAACGCCCGCGATCGGTTTGCCAGCGGCGGCCGCGGCGATACGTGCGTACACTTGTCCATCTTTCGCGGGCACGCCGGCGCCGCATTTGACCGTCATGTAACCACGGCGCATCACGTTACCGATGATGCCTTGCTGAATGCCGGAACCGTCGGCGTTTGCGGTTTGCGTCGGGTACGGGCGCACCAGGAAACCGCGCACGTCGGCCGCGGTCTCACCGCCGGCCAGGGGCACGAATTTACCGGCCGCGAATTTGCCGACCATGCCGTACGCCGAGAACGGCAACGCGGCGTTGAGGGTTGCCGGCTCAATCAACGATTGCGCGGGGCGGGAAACGTCGCCCGGAATACCGGACGCCATACGATAAAGCAGAGATTTACCCATTTGTCAGGTCTCCGAGGTTAGGAACGTGTCCAAAATTTTTGCGCGGCTTCATTCATAGCGACGACGCGGTTAGCAACGGCGCGATGATCGGTTGTATTGCCGCGGCCAAATTGCGCGCCGCGTGCGTTGTTGGTTTGGCGGGCGAGTTCCGACGCGGCCACAAATACGGCCGAGAGTGCATCGGCGGTCATTTTCGCCAGGTCGCGACCGGCCAGGAACGGCGCAACGACTTTTTGGCCGTCGGTTGTTTTCATCGCCTCGGCCAGTACGTTACGCTGCAACGTGACGACAGCGTCACTCTTTACCGAGTCGGTTGTCGGCATGCTGAAACCCGGAGCGAGGATCTCGGCGCGCGAAACAATATCTTTGAGCGAGTCGCCGGTATATACGCCGCTCTCGTCGAGTTTGGCGGCCGCTTCGGGGTCGGTCAAATCGCTGTCGGCGTCTTTAGCCTTGCCTTTAGGGTTGCCGTTCTCGTCGAGTTCTTCGTCATCGTCGCCGGTCTTACCGTCGGCAGTCTTACCCTTGACGAGCGCGTCGACGGTCTTTGCCAGTGTTGCAACCGATGCAGTCAACGCAGCGATCGAATCTTGCGTTGCCTTTTTCTCTTTGTCCTCGTCGGATTCGTCGGAATCATTAACGAGTTGTTCGAGTTGCGCTTCATCCATCGTGAAAACGCGCGCCATCAAGCGTTGGATCAGCGACGGTTTATTATCTTTCGTCGGGGTTGTCATGTTTTCGGGTTCCTTGTCTTGAATTGAACAACGCGAACCGGCCCGGCCGCGCTCTACTAATGCAACGTGATTGCCGATAATGTCGCGTTGATAGCCAACGCCGGGCGACTCTTGTACGTAATTGGCGTCGTACCCGCACGAGACCTCACGCAACGGGCGTTTGAATTGCCCGGGTTTGTCGTCGTCGGGCTCGGCGCGCACGAGTTTGATTGCGGCCGCGTCAGTGATAAGCAAATCGGCGAGCAATAGGTCGGAATCGAAACCGTCACCGCGGCGCACGTTTTGCACAACGCCAACCGTCAGTTCTTTCCAGGTCTCCGGACCAACGAACAACGCCGGATGATCGAGCGTTACTGGTTTGCCCTCAAACGATGCGATTGTCTCGGGTCGGAATACTTCGGACTCGTCGCGAATAATCCGAATGATGCCGTCAGATCCCGCCTCGACGGGAACTTCGCCGGGTCCGTACAACTGCGTACCGGTGCGCGCAATAGGCACGCGCTCACAAAGTAAGAACCCGTCGGGGGTCAAACTCTGCGTCGGTCCGAGTTGTTCGGTTGTGTAAAACGGCATTTTTCGCGCGTCGTGCCTGTATGCAATGGTTGCATTCTATAACACATTGCGGAAAATCAATGCAAGTTTTTCTAGCCGTGATAGCAAATATTTGCAAATAA